TAGACGCCATTAACGGATATAAATAGTCTTCGCCAAACGCGCCAGCAAACTCTTCCATACCCATATGGCCTAACTTAATCGTTGGGTCAATCCAAACTTCAAACCCTAGCTCTCTAGCACGGTCACAGAACAAAAAGTCTTCACCGATGTATGTACCGTCTTTTAGCGCAAAGTCAAAGAAAGCAGTGATCTCATCACCAACCTTCTTCTCATCATGGTAACGCCACTCTGGATGGGCTTCATATAGCTGTTCAAATACTTCACGACGGATAATCATAAATGCTGTAGCTACACGCTTGGCTCTAACCAAACCCATGTAGTTCATTAAAATATTTTCATCTTCGTCTGTATCTAAAGTAGAGATATATGTTTTGCCTTTTTTACGGGCTACTGGGATGCCAGCAACAATACCTTTTTTAGGGTCTGTATTCCATGCCATTAAACGAAAAATATCTTCAGCTTCAAAGTTAATATCCGAATCAATAAACATAAGATCAGTGCAATCTGAATCTAAAAAGTCTTTAGCAATCAAATTGCGTACCCTAGAAACAACAGAGCATCCAGAAATATTGCAAATCTGAATATCGACACCGTGCTGCATAGCACGAGTACAAAAAGAAGCCAGCGATATAGCCAGCTTTGCAGTTACTTTAAAGTCGTAGGTTGGAAGACCTAACATAATCTTCCGCCCTACTAAATTATACGATCCCTGCGCTTGAGTCGTTTCTGACATTTTTTATCCGTAAAAAGCGGTTACAAAAGTAATATAAGTTAAAACAGCATATATACCATTTTTAGCTAGCATGCCTTCTCCGGGAACGGGTACTTGTTGTGAGCCAACAGCGCCAGTTAAAGTATTAAATGATGTCATCCAACGACCACCACCATTAACATAGTAACAAGCTGTTCCACCAGAAACAGTACCAGAATTTGGGTCAGTAATAGTAAAAGAATTTGCGTCTACATAAGTAATTGCATAATTTCCGTCTGTAGCAGAAACAGCTGAAGCTGAAGCATATCCAATACCAATAATATCGCCAGTAACTAGGCCATGCGCTGTTTTTGTAACAGTAACAGTTGTGCCAGAACGAGCATATGAAGCAGTGACAGCAGCTGTTGCGGAATCAAAAATAGATAAGTTGCCCGCTTGACTAGCATTACCGCAAAATGTTAATTGTTTAAGTCGTGTACGCCCAGATGCCATAAAACCAGTTTGGCTAAGATGGCTTGATAAAACATCGGTTTGCATCATAATTAATCTCCTAAAGATGTAATGGGGGCACTAGGCCCCCGCAAGATTAATTTTGGAATGTAGTTGGATGTTGGCTACCATCAGAATTACGAACAGCGTAAGTAACAATAATAGTCGCTGCACCTGTAGTCAATGATGTACCAGCCAATGTGTAGTTAATCAGCACATCAGAAGAGCCAACGTTTAACCAACCACCAGGAGTAGTTGCGTTTGCGCCCAAAGCTACAGAACCAACAGAAGTAATAGTGCCAGTAGTTGTAAATGCTGTACCACCAATATCTAAAACTGCAGTAGCTGCCGAACTAAATACAGTTGTAGTAACAACTTTAACGTCGACGATTTGTGAACCAGCTGGAACAGCGATTGGGCTGCCAGTCAATGTACCAAATGCAACAGGGAATGATTGAGAAACAACGGTGCAACCAGTATTAACCAGAGTAGTTGCAGTTGTGCCAGTTGTGTAACGGTTTGTGCCTAATAGCCAAGGGCCTAGGTGAGTAGCGAATCCCATGAGGATCTCCTATATACAAGTTAAGCCTATTAATCGGTATATCGTCTGCTGGGGCAGTCTAATAGGCTGGAATTACCCAGATGTCCTAATAATACTACAAATAAAAAAGATGTGCAATAAAAAAACCCCGCCTTTTGAGCGGGGTCTTAATAAAGCCAAGGGCCAGATTAGGCGCCTTGTGAGCCCCACATACCGAGGGGATCAGACCAACCAAAGGAATAACGCTCACGAGACTTGTAACGAACGTTACCTGTGTCGAAATCGCCGTCCATGTTGTTAGCCAAGGGGGTACGCACGAAATGCTTCATGCCGTTTGGAACGTCAGTAGTTAAATACCAGCCGTTTGTGTCGGTCAAGAAGTGGTTTACGGTGTAGCCTTCTGGCACGGAACCGTTGTTCTTCAATGCATTGATATCGTTATCAGTTGTACCAACACGTAATTCAGTTTCGAGCAAACGAGTCGCAACGAACATGAGGTTAGGTGGAACAATCAATTTACGAGGTTTAGCAGCGATTAACAAACCACGCTCATCAGTCCAACCAGCGATCTGAATAACGGCAGCTTCTAAAGAAGTTTCGTTTAAGTCAGTCATAGTTGTCTGTGTATTGCTGTTTGTACCGCCAGAAACCAATGGATGTGCTGTAGAGAACAAAGCAACACCATCACCACCAGCATAAGTATTGCTGAAGCCGTTATTAATAACAGCAGCACCTTTTACTTGCTTAGTGTACGCCATAGAACGTGCGAGACCTTTAGTATAACGAGCAGACAAGGAGTCATACAAGTTATCTTCAATAGCTTCTTCAGTTAAGCTGAAGCCCATTGCAATGGTTTCGTGGTTGTAGCGTGCTGTCCATGCTTCTTGGCCGTTGTCGTAACGAATAGCAGAGCCTTCGTTTTTGACTGGAGCGGCGCTAAAGCCTGACAGTTTGGTTTCTTCTTCAAAAGAACGCTCAGAGGTCTCAGTTTCGTAGATCTCTTTATGCTCTTCGCCATAGCGAGCGTACTCAAGTCCAAACAAAGCGTTTAGTCCTGGGAGGAGCTCTTTTAGTAGTTGTGCGCGTGAAATAGCCATTTACTTAGCTCCTTAAGCTGCTGTTGCTACAGCGGCAGAGCTGTAGTAAGTGTGAACACCGAAGTTGAATTTAACAACTACTTCTGTGTATGAACCTGATGCATTTGTAGTCTCGGGAATTACGTCAACAATACGTAACGGCAATGCTGCTGCTGTACCTGTTGTTGCTGAGAGACTAGTATATGAATCACCTGTTGTTGTGCTACCAGCAGTTACAACCAATGCTGAGTTCTGACCAACTACTGCGCGGGTTACGCCAGAGATAGTAGAAGTACCAGCAGAAGTTACGGCTACTTTAAACAGCGCATCTGGATCATCCAATACGAAAGCATTGATGTCAGAGGCTGTAACAGCGCCTGGGTAGTACTGTTGTTGTAACAATTGTTTAGTTGTAGCATTCGTGAACTGACAGCCCAAGAAAACACCAACTGCGTCGGTCGCGGAAGATGTGGTAGATACTTTGCTTAGTGTGCCACCGGTATTCAAGCGTACAACGTCACCAAAGAAAATGGCAGTTGTAGAACCTGAAGCGATAGGGATTAAGCGAGTAGAACCAGCAAATACCTGACCACCGATCAAATTGATCGGCTGTAGCCCATAAGGGGCTGATACGGTAGGATAAGCCATTTAAAACTCCTAATTAAATTTAAGAACCATTACCAAAGCTAGTCGAAGACTTTCTCTCGTTAAAGAGGGGCATCCGTGGGTCGCTTTGGCGCATTAAATTATTATCTACAGCTTCTGTCTGATTCTGCGCTTGGTTTGCAAAGTATGCATTCCGTTGCTCAACAAATTCAGTAGGAGTTTTGCAGAGTAATAACCCGCCAATCTCAATATTGTCTTTAAAACGACTATTGGGGTCAGCTAACAGTTGAAATTTTGGTTGCTCTTCTAAACGTACGGGTTCCCAGCCTTCTCTCAGTTTTGCTGAAAGGTTGCGAGGGTCAGCCGCATTTAACGTAGAAACGCGAATCCAGCGATAAGAAAAGCCAGCCTGTTTGTCAGGTTCAGGGAGAAGTTCTGGGAGCTGCCACTGTTTAGGACGCTCTGTTACATCACGACTTTCTAATTCACGGGTAATTCTATTATTGCCAGCCATTATAGGGCCTCCAATTTCATAAGTTCACGAGCGTATTGCTCTGGGGTTAATCCTAGTTTCTTAGCAATTACTTGCTGAGATGTTTTTAGCTTGACCTGTTTGGAGGCCGTACTTCTAGTTGCCGGAGCTACTACTGTGTTTGGCTTAGCTCTGGAGGAAGGTTTCTGGACCTCATCTTTAGACTCGCCGTCTTCCATCGTATCGAAATACTCAGGAAATTTTGAACGCATAGTTCTGTCTATACGCTTGAAATACTGATCAGTACCGATAATTGTTTGTCCGTACTCATCTAATAATTCTTCATGTACCCCAACCGCAAAGCTAGACATGGCTTTTTTAGTGCCATACCATGGATTCTGGTCCAACCAAGACTGTGTTTTCGCATCAATCTTGGAGCGTGGTTGTTCTACTTGTTGTATTTGTACATCATTTTCAGACTCTTGTAAAGTACTTGGTCTAAAGTCTTTTGCCTTATGCACTCTATAACCGGCGTCATTTAGTGCAGTTTGTGTTTCTACAATGCGGTCGGCGTCTCCGCTCTCCAGGGCTTCTTTATAGGCACGCTGTGCCACTTGGACTTGCAAGTCGGCTTGGTTCTGAACGGTCTCAATGTAGGTTTTCTCGCCTGCAGTGTACTGTTCACGGAGTTTCTTATTCTCCTCAAGCACCCGTTTAGCTAGGGTAATAGCCTCTTGTTGCTCCCTAAAAGCTGCTTCCTTAGCACGACGCTCATCATGGTAAATCTTCTTGTACTGCTTTAAGCGTAGGGCTTGACCTTTCTCATCGAGCTCTTCTTCATCGTCGGCGGCATCTAACTTATCCACCATTTCTTTAGGAATTGCTTGTTTATTCCTGTCTTTTTCGGGGGTATCATCCTCGATTTCTATCTCTAGATCAAAATCATCATCTGCTGAAATAGCGACTTTTTCGTCTTTTTCGTCGGGGAATTTAAATTCTTGATTCATTTATAGCTCCTATTTACGTTTAATACCACGGGGGTCGTCTACTGTGCCTTCAACAGAATCGTCATTAATAATCCTAAACTCTCGTCCATGAATGATTAAGCGGGTTCCTGAATTGGGTCGCACTAACACAAAATCGCCTTGTTTACACCAGGGTCCGTTTGGGAACCTAGCTGGGTCTTTGTAGCAATCTGGGCCTAAGTCAACTACAAAAAGTACAGTTGTTAGCAATTCTTCATGCTGGAGGGTAATGTCCGCTTTTAAAATGCCACCTGATGTTTCTTTTTCGACTTCGGGGATAGCGCAAAGAATGCGATAACCTGATGGTTTTGGGAGCTGTTTTCCTTTTTCTTCTTGGGTTGTATCGAGTAATGCTGATAAATCTACTGCTTGCGACAAATTTACGCTAGGGTTTGAGCCAGCTAAATTATCATTCGTCATCTGATTGCTCCAGATTCTTTTTGAGGTCTGTTATAAATAGACGTGCGGTTAATAGACCTTGAACTTCCCCACACATCTTCTGGTACTCGGAAAAATCTTTTGCTGCTCCGGCACCAACGGCTTCCTGTAGCCGCCCTACTTTTTCGTCTAGTTGTTGAACTACACGGTCGAGTACTTTATCAATCATTTATTCCCTTTCTGAGGTTTTTTTGATTGNGCTTGTTGTTGTGCAAACCTTTGCTGCATTGCTTGCATTGCTTGTGCTTTTAACTGTTCACGACTTTTACTCATATCCGCAGCAACTTTAATGCCATCCATGCGGGTGTTAGTAGTAAGTTGCATCTTATCGTTTTGGGCTTTAGCACCGATCTGCATACCAGCAATCCGCTCTTGTGAAGCAATACGCTGTTTTTCAAGATCAAGCTGGTCGGCTTTAGCTGATGCGTCTGCCATAAGTTTCTTAGCTTTAATATCTGCTTCTTGTTTCTTAATTTGTAACTCTTGCATTTGCATTTGAACAATTGGATCTTGCGCAGCTTGTTGTGCTTGCTGAGCAGCCATCTCGGTTTTGTCGCGCTGCAATAATACTTGGGACGCTTTTGCTGCCATTTGAGAAATGTGTACCTCCATATCTGCTGGAATTGCACGTTCGTCAGCATCGTCTTCGTCTGGGTGGAATGGTAATTCAATACCCATCTGTTCTTCCATTTGCTTGCGATACTCGTAGGCTATGTGCTCATTAATATGGGATTGCATAGCAGACTGCATTGCTTGGGCGTTTGGATTTTGCCCCACTAGCTTCATGATTTTTGGATCTTGCATCGCTGCTTGGTGGACAGCAATATGAGCTTGGTGGTCTTGGTAGAGGAACGCTTTGACTGGTTTCATCATCAGAATGTTTTGGTTCTCTGTGATAGGGTCTTCGGGCTTTTGGTCCTCTGGCAGCTTAACTAATTTATTAGCGTTCTTAATGCCTAATACATCCAACATCTGGCGGTGGAGGTATGGAAGATTGTAGAGCTGTGGTGCTCCCTGGGCTAATTGTAGTGCTGCTTGATACTGCGTAACTTTTTGTGCCATTGTGGCGGCATTTGGGTCACTTACTGGAATTACATCTACGTTGTCATAGTCTTCTTTTTTCGCACGGCGTGAGCCTTCTACGGGGTCATAACTATACTCATCGGGGGTGTAATCACGAATAATGTCGCGCAGGAGACAGAGCTCCTTCTTAAATGAATAGTGGATGCGAGCTTGTACTGCGGACATGACTTTAAGGGTACGTTCCAAAATTGCTAGGGTTGTACCAACGGGAGCTTGTGCGCTCATGTCGCTTATGTTCAGATCTGCTGCTGAAGCAAAACGACGTCCTTCTTCAATAATTTTATCTAAGAGTTGTGCGAGAACCATTGATGGTTCTTTGTAAGGCAAGGGAACAATATTGTCCCTGATGGACCCGGACGGCACGTCCACATCTCTAAATTCACCGGGCGCAATGGGGGTGTCATCTCCTTTAACACGCAAGCCACGGGTCTTAAAGCCACCTGGCAAGTTGCTAAGTGAGCCTGCGTCAACGAGCTGGCGGAGAATGGAAGTACCAGATTTAGCAAATGCACCGATAAGATGAATAAGACCAAAACAATAGAAGCCAAAGCCGGGAATATAGCCATAGTGCACAAAGTGATTACGTTTCTTTTTGTTATCATCTTCAGGTCTCCAATTACGACGGATGGCCAATACAGTCTGACTCGATTTCTCAATAGTCACGATGTATGGAAGTGCAATACCTGTCGGCTCGCCGTCTTTATCTTTGTCCTCATAACCTTCTAGGTCGAGGTCGATCTGTACTTCTAAAATTTTATAGCGATCATCTGTAGTGGCTCTAAAGCCCATCTTCTCAGCAATCTTCTTTTCTACTTCATCAAAGCTGTCAACCGGTTCACCAAGCTCTACATCTAACCAAAAGCCTGCTACTTGTAATTTGCGAACTTCGTTCTCGGTCTTGCGCATCACATGGGCGACACGGGGGGCTTGCTCTAAACTAGATGCACCATAAGGGACGATTAAGTCTTCTGCCGGCACAAACATACTAACTTGACGCTCAATACTTGGGTCATAGTAGACCTTCTTGAACGCATTACCAGATAAACCTAAACCCCATAACATACGCTCTGTCTCGGGGCGGAACTCTTCCATCTTGTCTGTAAGCTGGTAGTTCATGTCATCTGCAACCCGCTCGGCGGCTTGTTTCTTCTCTGGAGTTTCTTTTCCTACTACTTGAGTCTTAACAGGACCTTGGGCAGGGAAAATCTCCATAATGGTTTCAGCTTGGAACTTAACTAGTGTTTCTGAAAGTAGGGGATGGTATACACCACAAGCACCAGGCCATGGCTCCATACGTTCTTCTATCTTCATACCTAGAAGTTGCAGGCCATCCACATAAGTCTGCATCCAGTCTTTTCTAGCGGACATGTCATCTTCAACGTCGCCAATAATATCGCTTGCTAGCTCGGTTAAAACGCTATCGTCAAGGTACTCGGCGAGGTTATCATCAAAGCCTTCTTCGTCCTCACCTTTTTCAATTTTAAGAAGTGGCTTACCATCAATACCAATCTCAACAGATTCCGGATCTTCGATAGTAACTTCTAAGTCAGGCCCCTCTTCTACTTGATCTAATGTATCTGCGCCTAAGCCCATTGGTGCTCGTGAGAGTGCTTTATCTATTGCCATTTTTTAACCTATACGTTGTAGTAACCCAAATTGCGCCTAGACTTAAACATCTTTGGTTCATCTTGCTCATCGGAATCTAACTGCACAAAACCACCCCTACGGAAACGCAACAACGCTTGGCTCATCGAGTCAACTAAGTCATCATGCTCGCCCGAAGGAAAACTTGCTACTTCTTCTACTAATTCTTCCGCCCAGCTTGTAGCTGGAACCCAAACTCTGCCCGAAGCAAAAAGATCTGCAACAGCATTTAATCTCGCAATTTTATCATTACCTTTGCTTGGAGTGTATTCTTGAACCGGTATACCCATTGCTCGCAACTCAAACACAAGCGGCGCTCCAGATGCTTTAGCTTCAACAATAATTGCGTCAGGTTCCCATTCTTTGTAATGCTCAAGCGCTGTTTGCTTTAATTCGGGAAATTCCATGCGCCTTTTAAAGCTATTTAGCAGAATTATGTTAGCTACGTCAACACCCCTATCATTTGGGCGATAAAAAACACCCCAAGTAGTACACGCACTATAGTCAGAACGCTGTGTTTTAAGAAATGCTGTATCCCAAGATTGGATTAAAAACTCACAATATGGCGGATCTTCGTGTTCCCAGATCTTCCACCACTCTCTTTTAACGATTGCAGACACATCTGAGGTTGGCTGCTGCATGTACTGCGCCATCCATTTACCGTTAGGTAACTCATTTTTTAACGCTAATAGCTCCGTTAAACTCCAAAACTGGGGCCATAATGGCAAATCGTCAGGCAAAATTGCAGGAAATTCAATGACTTCCCACTCTTCTCCAGACCTTTGAGCAGCACTTTTTAACACTTGGCCTGTCAAATCTTTCTTAGACCAGCGTGTCATCACTATAATAATAGCCCCACCTGGCTGTAAACGTTGTCTTGGGCCTGATGTATACCACTCATGGGTCTTGTCGTAGACCTCGGGGTTGTTTTCCGCTAAGGTTGCTTCTTGTTCTGAGTGTGGGTC